TGACTTTAAGTCTACACCGTAAAATATTGATTTGCCGTTAACATACGGCCAGAGATCTATTGCCCAGTCTAGGAGAGCTCTGGCCGCTTCGTAGGGCGCTCAGAGTACGTCTCAACAAGCCAGCTAATAACGTCCATCAACGTTTCCATGTGGACAATTCTATCTGGATCGTCGCAGAGAACGTTGAATCTTTCTAGGCTCTCAGGCACGAGCACCGTTGAGAAAAACTTATCAATTACCTTGCCGGCTTCGCCAGGGTTGTCCTGGTCCGACGTCTTCGACGCAAGATCGAGCATTGTCTTGCCAGGGATTTGTGGGCGACACACAAAATCTTCATCGCATAGCTTGAACGAAATTGGTTCTGCGTTAGAAAAGTCTGGGGTCCCGAAGTCTTTAAATTTTGCCATTAGCTATCTACGTCTCCATCTGTACGTTAGGTATCATTTTGTGCAACTAGCACGATAAAACTATAACACACTTGCTTTCAAAACATAGCAGCAAAGTTGCCTATAGATAGGTGCTAATCATGTTCTCATGACAATTTTAAGCGCCGTTGTCAGATATGGGTTTGGTCTTGTGCCAGGGTGCTTGACCGCTCTTTTGTAGACCATCGTGCCTCTACTGCCTCGGAATCTAAGAATCCCTGGCGGCTTAGCAACGATCAGGTGCGGACGAGTTCCAGTGTGATGAAGGTGCGCGATGCTAAGGCTAGAGCCAACTTGAAATTCAGGCCCAATAGAAGTTCTATTGTACGAAACACCGATAGACGCCGCGAGCCGACCTGTTCTTTTCCCAACAAGCGTCTTTGAAATGTCTCGAGCTCTGTCGGCTTTTTTCTCAACGTACCGACCTACCTCACCGTGCCGAGACTTCAGCATTCTGTCGATCGCTGCATTGTGCCAACGTATGTAGACAACTGTTCCACCTGCCATGACGGACTACGGGATCGCCATCGTTAGTTCAAGAACAACAAGTTGAAACCCGCCCTCAGGTGGAGGAGTTTCCACGGTTCCAATTACACCGATGCCGTATCCGCCTTCTTCCCACATATCAAGAACATTAAGTGACTGTAGCAACACCCACGTGTCGATAGCAGAGATCTGCGCGGCTTCTTCAATGTGCGTTGCGGTCGGCGGTCTTCCATTTATAGAAACCGTTGGTATCTCTCTAGCAACGGTCACAAGAACAACCGCCGTTCTTGGTGCGGTGCATCTCTGCGGTGTCGTTAGTTGATTGCCGGGAGAGCCAAGGTACGTTTGAACCAATGTCACCGTTAGCTGTTCACAGTCAATCGATGACTGCCCAACGGTCCAATAGCGTCGTGCTGGTAGCGGGACAGTGTACGACTCAAACGTTGTCACGACCCTAGAGAGAACACCGTCTAACATGTCGACGATGTTCAAGGCATCTTCTGATACTCCTGAGATATCTACAATTCCCATGAATTACCCGATCGTGTATGCGTTGATGACGGACGATGCAAGACCAATTTTTAGGTTGCCCGTGGCGATAAGAGTGGTCTCAGTAGTGGCTCCAACCGTGCGTGTGCCGTAGAGCTCCCAGGTCCCTGGGTCAACCATCTTAAGAATACTAAGGGCATCATCGTACGTTACGGACACGGTGATTCTATCGTCCGTTGTTGATGAAGCGGTGCCGGTCGCAACGGCTGACACGACGTTAGCGTTTGTCTTAGCGTACCTAAACGTTGTAGGTGTTGGCACCTGTGTGATGGTGTACGTTCCATTGAACGTTGCATCAACACCAGCAACTACTACGCTAGTACCGACGTAGAAACCATGCTCCGTACTTGTTGTAAGCGTGGCAACGTTAGACGTTAATGACTTATTAGATACCGTTCGTGCTGTTGTTGTCGGGTCCGTAATTACGCCGGCGCCGTCTATTGTTTTAGACGCCGTTTCACCGTAGTTTCTAATGATTACTTCTGGAGCCCAGCCACCAGAAAGAATGAATAAACCATTGATTGAAGAGAGCGACACGTTCGTGCTTCCGGTTCCAGCAGCGGGGACAACGATGTCAAGAGCGCTTGCTCCAAGTTTCAACGCCTTTGGCGTACTTCTGCGCGCGCGAGGAGTGTCGGTCGAGAACACTCTTGCCTTTGCTCTAGCCTTATCGGGGTTTACTGATTTTAGGAATAGGTCAATAGCGTATAGACCGGTGCGCATCTCATCGATGAAGTCCTGGCTGTCAAGCAATGTATACGACACACCTTGGCGTGAGATAGACGTGACTCTCTGCGGTAGCGCGCAGGTATCGTCTCCACTCCAAAGTTTGGCAAACTCAATTGCAAGAGTTCTTGCTGCCATCTTGCCAAGCGTCGGCGGCTCAACACCGTACGAGTACGTGACCTCAACGTTGCACGGTGACCACGGTACGCCTACGACCGATTGAATCGTCGAGTGATCGACCAGGTAGTACTTGTCTGGTCCAATGACGGCGCCAACTCTGTTTCTTATCGTGTGCACCTTTGTCACGGGGCGGCCACGAAGACGAATACGAGACGTAGAGGTCATACCGTCAGACGTCATGTCTTCGTAGAAGTCAAGATCGTCTGAGAAGAAGTTGTACACGTCGCCATCAACAAGAATGGCCTTGTTGTTATCAAGAGCGGGACCGTAGCGATACGTACGACCGGCGCAGACGTACCGCTCGGTCACGGTGGTGACGCCGCTGTACTTGCGACCAGATAACGCCCATAGCAGATACGACGCCGCCTTAGCGGCTTCGTAAGCAAACTCTGTTTCGGCGTAGTCGCCAAGTTCTTCCGGTGTAATCCATAAATTGGACATCTTGCCTCGTCTCTATGCGCGTAAACTACAATGGCGCGTCCTATGTATTTTACACATAGAACGCGCCATTGACAGTTAGTTAAATCAGGCTACTGGATCTTCTGTCGACGCGATGATGAAGTCGATTGCTTCATCAGCATTGAAGTCAATGTTTCCAGGCATGTTGTAGTCGGTTGTCGAACCTTGTGACGCAAAGTCGGTGACATCGCGGCTGCCGGCAGCAACTACTGCTGTTCCAGATGCCGCACCGGTGGTGATTGTTCCAGACGTGCTGGTATTGTACGTAAACGTTGTCGTTGTCGGGACACCGGTAATCGTGTACGTACCGTTCAATGGAGCGTACGTTGTAGCAAGACCGGAAACTACAACAACATCACCAACCACGTAGTTATGAGCAGTTGACGTTGTGAGAGTAGCTACTGTGAGGGCTCGAGCACCGTTGCTTATCGTTGCTGAAAGATCGCCATGCCAGGTGTAGAAACCCTTGCGGCCGGTCGGTGCCCACGACGAGCGTGCGTACGAATACGGACGTTCTGTAGCTGTCGGGAACTCCCAACGATCGTCGAGGCCATCGCCGAACGATACGTTACCAAGACCATAGCCTTCAAACGTTGTTGCGATCATGCCGTTTTCAATCACGCGGTCGCCTGACTGGCGAAGACGTGCGTATGGGAACACCCAGTGGAAATACGGCAATGTTGAAGCGCGCTTGCCGTCAGCAACAGCAAACGACCAACATTCAATAGCAACACCAAGACCAGCAGGGTCGTCGCCAACAGCCGGTGAAGCCCAGCCGATGCTCTTACGATCAGGCACAGCGAACGTGCCGGTGTTCTTACGGAGCAACAAACCGCCGGAGATGAGCTGTGTTAATTCGGGGTCCGGTTCACAGATGGCAAGTTCCATTGTCACTCTCTTCAGAGTGTCAGGCGCACGGTACGAAACGCAGATAACTCCGTTTGCGGACTTTTCTACGATTTCATCGCCTTGTTCGTACTCAGGGGTGAACGACAAGCGCATGAAAGCACTTGTAGTGTAGCTGTCTCCCGGGTTTGTGCCTAGGTTACCTGCTGCATCAAGACGCGTGACACGAACTGCTGCGCCTTGAATGCTGGCTGCGTAATCTTGAGTTGCCATTTGGTTTGCTCCTTATTAAGAATCTGCTGATACGACTAATTTTATACCGTCAAATCGACCTTGATAGCAAGGTGAATTGATGGGTCGAAGTAGGCAACTGCTGGGCGCATTGCCTTAACTCTGATGTCATTCTTGTTGCCAGAAACGTCGTATCCTTGTGCAAGATTTTCGTTGGTAACAACTATTTCTCCAAGAAGAACATCTACGCGCCCTGTAGCATAGATCCACTTGGTGTTGTCAGAACCGTTCATCTGAACGTATCCAGGGTACGCGGTAGCTGACTGATTTGTATGTGTAATGTCGGCGGTGAAAGTTGTAGTATTGGTTACTGCTTTTACCGTGAACGTGCCGTCAAAGCTGGTGTCAACACCGGTGCTGTTGATAGTAAAGGTCTCACCGACCTTCATGTAGTGAGCGGAGCTTGTGACGATCGTAGCCGTCCCAGACGACTGCGCGATTGTTGTGATGCCGCGGTGCGGGCCATCTCCACTGTAGCCAGACCCGATGATGATGTGCGTGCCTGACGCGGTCTGCATGTGCTGCTTGTCTTTGTTGTCCATGAACACACCGTTGTTCGTCATCAATAGAACAAAAGCATCGCGTGTTAGGTGAACTACACCGTGCTCGCCTGCCGGCGACATTTCTCCTGTGTAGTGTTCAAGTAGAGCAAGTGCTCTTCGTGGTGAGTACGCGTCACCATGCGCAGCTTCCGAGTGAATCACTGTCACATCAGGCCTGGCTAAGAACATGTTTGGAAGACTTTCAGCAAGAGCGATTTCGCCGTTCCACAGTTCGTACTCAAGAGCTTTTTGTGATACGCCTTCAAGCTGCGCTTTCACGCGGGCAAACTTGTTGTCTGCTGGGAGATCGAATGTTGAACGGTAGTCTTCGACCTCAATAAAAATAGGCTTAAGTTCTTGGTAAAGATCAGAACCCGGGTTTGACGAAGACACGTATGACGTAGAAGAAGTCTCATCCCAGCTACGAACGTAGTTTGGGAGAGTGTCGTACATTTGATAGAAGCCGCGGACCCATTCTTCGTCCATAGACGCGGTAAGGTGATCATTAGGCTTAGCAACAGCAAAAAGACCAAACTCAGTAGGTTCAATCTTTGGTGCCGGGAATACTCCTCTAAAAGCCATGTTTTCTCTTTCTAACGTAAGAAACTAATTTTACTTCTTGAAGAGGGGGAGCCTGTTGCCAGACTCCCCCTCAACAAAATGATTACTTGGATCAGTATTCGATCGCGGCAGCAGTGGCAGCACCGGTCGTGTCACGGAGGGCAGCAGCCACACCGTTCACACTGATGGTGGATGTCACGACGAGCGATTCGACGCCAACCTTGGCAACACCTTCGAAGGTTTCAACGAACATCTTGTAATCGTTGGTTCCGACGAGGGTCGAGTCACGGATGATACCAAGATCCAAGGTACCACCGTCGAGGAACAAGAATGTTCCTTCGGCGAAGATGTACCAAGTAAAGGTGTCTGTAAACTCGTTCATTGCGGCAGAACCGCTTTGTGTGCCGTAAACGTTCAGGTCAGGCGAGAACGTGATGCTGACGCCACGAGCCGAGAGGTAACCCTCGATCTCAGCAGCAGCAACGTTCAATGTGCCATCGCCGGGCATTGACAATGTCAAGTCGGCAATCATCGCGTCGCGGATCCATGTAGGTGCAATGACCTTAAGGTTCTGCGAAGCGTCGAGACGGTGACGACTACGGTACTGTGAAGCAGCGCGGCCAACCTGCACGAGGAAGTCACGAGCAACGCCGATGAGGCTTGTTGTCGTGATCGCCGTCGAGCCTGAAGTAAGCTTGCTAGCCAAGTACTGCTCGGCCTCACGGGCGTGCTGAATCAGAGCGAGCTCGTTGTGACGAGCGATCAATTCTGGGTAAGCACGTGTCATGAGGTTACCGAACTGGAGCTGCAAGGTGACGGCGTCGGTGGCGACGGTCAACTCGGTAGCTGCTGAAACGGTAAGGCTGGTCTTGACGTCGGTACCGGGGCTGGTGTCTGTGGCGTTTGTCCACACACCAACGGCGTCACCGTAGCTGCTCAACACTGGAGGCTGAATGTAGCGGATACCGCCACGGTCGGCCTGGAATGTCGGCAACGAGTCACGGATCGGGCGAACCGTGGTGCCAAAACCGAAGATGTCATACTTGACTTCAAACGGTGTACTGTGTCCACCAGAAGCGACCAATGCGCCAGGTCCGGTGACGTTGTTGATTTTCGCAACGTTGCCATCGGTGTCCTGATTGAGCATTCTCTCTTCTGGGTAACGGGTCGTGATCGACGCAACGATATGCTGTTCGCCGTCTCCACCCTTGACGCGGCGAAGGCCGTGCAAGCGTGAAGCCATGGCTTCAGCAATTTCTCTGTAGTCGCTCATTTGGGCGCCGGCTGTGTAGCCAGGGATGTCTGCGCCAGCGGTGATAACCGTCGGTGCAACTTCCTTGGCTTGTGGGCGGCGATCTGCGGGTGCCTGGACTTCGATATCCAAAGCGCCATCTTCTGCGGCGGCGGTCATAGGTGCCTCCTGGCCTTCCTGCTCCTGTGGAGCTGTTTCTGTGATTGTGGTTAGTTCAGCCACTTCATCAACCGCAACTGCGGCTTCTTCGACGGCTTCTGTGTTCTCGGTTGTTGAGAGTTCTTCTGTTGTTGAGAGTTCTTCTGTTGTTGAAAGTTCTGAAGCTTCCACGGTCTCAGTTGATGCTGACGACATAGCAGGCATTTCCTTTTTCTCTTCCTCGGCTTCAACAGCAGG